CACAGCCAACCCAGATTGAAGCCCAGAGAATAAAAAGAAATATTCCTGCTCCAATAAACATAGCGGCAAGCTGTAAAATGTTTTTTATATTCATGTTACTGCGTCCTTCCTGTTTGTTTGCTGTTGAGCTCGTGCCGTTGCCACTAGGATTAAAAAACCCTCTATTGAGTGCTCGGCGGCACTTCCTGAGCTCATCAGTTGAGGCCTTACCTCAAGACAAGGCGGAAAGCTCCGCCCTGTTTCGCTCTTTATTTTTTTAAGGAAGCGTTTAAAGGGTTATGAGTAACTAACTTTTTATCTTCAATTAATTTTAAATAATCAATTTCACGGTGGTAAAATTGCAATTCAGATAAAATATAATTAAATTTATTCTCATCTTCTACAGTGTTAAACATTGCATTATTACGAATTAAAACAAGGTCAGAGACTATTTTATATAAATCTCTAACTTTGCCAACTTCTAACGCTGTTTTAACTGTAGGAAAGCCGTTTTTATATGGCTCTTTTTGTAGTTCTTCTGGTGTCAACATTTTATACCGTCCTTTGTTTGTTTCTGAGCTCGTCAGTCTTGTATATAACAAGAGACAAGGCGGCACAATAGCCGCCCTGTTTCGCTCTGCTAGTCTCTGAAGCCGTTAAGCCTTCTACGCTCCGCCAGTCGCTCATCTCTGAACGCCTGCTCTTTTGCGGCTTCCTCGTCCTTCCATTTTTGAAAAAATTTAGATTTGAGTTGTTGCTCTTGGTGAGCTTCCATCTCTGCATTAAGGTCAACAAGTACATATTCACCAACCTTAATTTTTTTTCTGGTGTCTGCGATACACTCTCCCAGAAATTTATTTCTATATTTGCCAGTTGTTGTTGAATAGTCCCAGAAGTTTTTATCTAGGAATATTTGGCCATTGCTTGCAATCTTAGCAATAACTGAATTGTAGCTTTGAAAGTATTTATTACCTATAGCGTCATAAATAATAAATTGATTTGCTACTGGTCGCCCTGAATTTGGGCTTGTCATTTGATGTGTTTTCATTTTTAACCGTCCTTTGTTTGTTTGTAGTTCCATAATGCACAAATAAAAATTATTTGCAAACTTTTTTTATCCTTTGTTAAAAATAAAAGATAAGCGGAAAGTGTAACATAAATGCAACTGTTGCACAAATGCAACACCTACAGGCTAGTTTATAATAATTCTAATGTAGCAAAAAAACAGGCAAGAGCGACCGCCTGCGGCCTGCCTGCGGTTGTGTCTTTATATATAACAAGGCGAGCCCTGCGGCCGTGTCATTATATTATTAATAGTAATACAATAATAATAAATTGAATTACTGTAATTGCTCTGGCGTTGTCATCAATAAAGAAACCAAGTTTATCAAATAAGCTCATAAATAAATAAGTAAGTTAATTAATAATAGTTAGTGAGTAATAGCTATTATATAGCTGTAACAGCTCTTATCTCTATAATGGGAACTTTAATAGCTCCGATAAAAATAGACCCTAGCTCACAAGCAAACGAAATAAAACTTATAAGCTAAGGCCTACAAAGGATATAAACTCCTATATATAGCCAAAAAAACCGCAGTATATATAGACTTTTTGGCCTGTTTTTTGCAGTTTTTCGGCCGACCAATGGGGAAAAATCGTTTGGTTATATACGATATACCCTCTCAGATTTTTCAGCCAAAATATTTGGCAGGTATCTCTTTCATTCTGTCAGACATCTCTACAGCTCTGTGAGGCGTTTGTTTAGCCCATCTACTGTCTAACATCTGATAACTAGCTTCCTGATAGTCTGGCTCATCTTTATTAAGAGCCGCAAGAAACTTCTTGAACTTAGAGACGCCAAATGTACCCATCTGGTACACCATCTCTACAACAATACCAAAACCCATAGGGTGTAGATTAGGGCTTTCGCCTACTAGCTCATACGCACCTACTTTAGCGGTATTGTAATCTTTGTCGAAAAGAGCTTCCCAACCTTCTTTTGTAGTCGGCGGTGTTTCTCCTTCTAACATCTTATGTCCGTAGCCACCTGTTAGGTGTCCTTCGGTACAATGATATGTCTCAAGTCTATAACCTTCGTGCTCCTTGATATTAGCCTTAGTTATACCCTCGTAATGTTCATCATATTCTATTTTCATATCCAACTGTCCTTGTATGGTTTTCTTCCTATGTTAGTCTCCATAAACTGCTCTAACTCTTGATGTAGCAGGTCTTCCTTGTGCTGATTGTAAGATAGTATTGAGTCTCTATCCATACGCTCAACCCAAGCATTAGCCGCTATAGCTAAAGCGTCTATTTGGTCATCATGCCTTAGAGCACCCTTATCTCTCGTAATCCTAGTCATTTGTCTAAATAACTGGTGGTCAGGCTCTAGTTTGAAGTCTTCTTTTACTAAAGACTCATCTATAACTAACCTATGAGTGTTCATAATAGGCTCTAAAGTATCAATGATACGCTTTTCTTTTTGTATGTTATGTCTTACTTCTTCTATTTCACATGGGTGTATCTTAGCCATAACAGGTTTTAGCAACGCTGTAGCCATACCATCACCAAAGTTACTCTCAATAGTCACATAATTTACATCATGTCTTTTTGCTATGTGTGATAATTTAGCTAGTGTTTCGTCACTATAACCACCTTCTAAAGCTCCGATAGCAGTTAAATACAACGTACCATGCAACATTTTAAGAACTGCATAAGCAGTCTTATCTTCACCACGACCACTAGGGTCTATGGACATTATAGTGCCTTCAAAGTCTGTAAACTCTTCTGACATATACAATGGTGCACAATAATAATCACCTTTGAGCCCTACATTCGGTAGCTCTGGGTCTAAGGCCTTTATCTGGTCTTGACCTGAAGCCCACTGAATACGAGCAGGTGCTTGTTTCCATGTGGAACAACCTGATACTACAATTAAGTCATTAAGTTTTAATGGATACCTGTTTGCGTCAGACATAGATGTGTCTAACATAAACTGTAGATTAAACCCTGAACGTCCGTAAGACGAAAGACGTTCCATCAAATCTATCTCATTAAACCTGTCTGGGTCTGTTGGTTTACCTTCTAGGTTGGTAACATTAGATATAATTTCAGCTAATTTACTACCATAACCAATAGACTGTGCTTTCGTAGGATATAACGCTGTCCATATTTTAGTTTTAAAACCACGTTCCTCAAGGTCATTATACAATGACATTTCAGTCTGCGGTGTACCTAGAAATATGATACGACCTACATCTGGCTTAATAATAGCGTCAAATTCTTTTACAGTTTCACTTAGTCTATCTCTCATTAACTGTGTCTGAGAGTTGTTTGCTGACTCTACGTCATCAGCAATAATTAAATCCGCACGAGAACCTGTCAACTGCCCAGTGATACCCATTGATTTAACACTCGGTGCATGTGAGGCAAGTGCAGGTGCAACGTCAAAGCTAACCTTTGAGTGACGTTGATTATCTCTTGGCTGTAAATGTTGAAGTAATGGCATTTCAGCAATAAGACGTTGTGTAAACGTACTAAAATCGTCTGCTCTACTTTTACTTGCTGATACAACTAAGATATTCCTCTGTGGATTTAATAATAACTGGTGACATACAAAGGCAGAGGTAATCCACGATTTACCTACACCTCTAAACGCCTCAATAACAAGACGTCTTTCATTAGATTGCAAATAGTCTGCAATATCGTATTGAACTTTAGTTGGCTCTGGTAAGTTTAAATGTTGCCAACATAAGTACAAAAAATTTTTAAAATTCTTTAATCGTTTATCCATCTGTATCAAAAGGAACAGTATCTAAAATGTTATCTGGTTTCTTTGTCAGTTTCTCAGAGCTGTAAGCCTTACATACGTCTAAACAAACTTTCATTTCAGACGCCGTTAAATCTTCGCCTGATTTTAATTTTTTATATGCTTGTTGTACTAAAAGTTTAGGTAATTCGTCTAATATAACTTCTATATTATCTACCTTGTCCTCTGTATTTTTTTGCTCCACTTTGTCGTCTCCTATTCTTATTCATAGTTGAAGTGATAGGCTTTCGCCCAATAGACGTCCCTTTGTGTGTTTTTGTGTAAAGCACTACAGCACCATATTTAGGTGCTTTAGCCATTATATTGCCAATAATACTGCTGAATAGATAAGGAAAGCCGCAATTTGCCACTTTGTAGACCTATCATTCCACCAGATAATGACTTTGTTTCTCCAAGTCTTAGGTGTATGTCCAAATATAAGCATGTTTACTCCTCTATTATTTTGTTAATGTGTAGTTTGCCGTGCACTATTTCTAGCTCTGCCATAACTTCTTTGCAACTCCAACGTATTCTGTCAGGGTTTGTATTTCTTTCGGCTTCACGTTTTAGCTGAAGGCAGTTTCCTATAGAGTCAGTAATCATAAATTCATACGGCTTGTCACCACTTTGTTCTGTAAACATAAGCAATGCAATTACTAACGCTGTCTTCATTTATTATTCTCCTATATGTGTGCCGTTGTTTCTCAATTTATCAATTAAAGTTTCGGCCTTCTTTAATCGGTCTTCTAAAAACTCTACTCTTAACTGTAGAGCATTAACATTCGGTAATTCTTTTTCCACATTTTCTTTTAACTTGTCTTGATTTTTTGAAACAAACTCAACAAGCATAAAGAGCTCTTGTATCTGTGGTGACACCATATTTCCTTTAGGCACACCAACAATAAATTCATTAGCGGCTTCTAAGTCTGACATCATTAGTTTTTGTTCAGTCTCTATAACATTAAGACGTTCAATAACTGTAAATGCAAACCAAGCACCAACCAAACACGCTGAGATTATACTCAAAAGGTTTTTCATTGGCATTGATACTGGTGTCGAGTCCGATATTTTCATTTCTTTTTATTATTAAAAATTAATTTTTCTACAAAGTCAGACACAATGTCTAACCAACCAAAAAAAGTGTATAGCCACTTGTCTATCATTTCTTTTTAAGTTTGTTCATTGTAGTAACTCCAAATGAAGCACCTACGATAGTTAGTATGATATACCAGAACATAGGGTCAGCACTTTGTAGTATTGACCAACCTCTTTCCATAGTGTCTTGTGTGTATGGCAAGAAATGAAGGCCAAAAATTAGTGTGAAAAATAAACATAACCATTCGTCTTTCCAACTATCTTTTTGTGCTCTTATTTGTTCTATTGAAATCTGTGAAGCGGCGTCTAACTCTTTTTCTCTAACTATTTTATCTTTTGCAAGTTTGTGTTGAATAGCTCCAAAAGTTTTTTCTGCTATAATCTTCGTTAGAGGATTTTTTAATAATGCTAAAAATGGTAATGCCATTGTTTTATACTCCTAATGTTACGTCTCTACATTCAAACTTAATAACTATCTTATTTTCGTTTATGTAATTTTTGTCCCAATCTTCTAATTCTTCTAAATTTCTAAAAGTTTTTTGTGCAAGCCCATAGCCTGCGTTTACACAGTCGTAGTGTGTATCAAATTGATAACCTGCAACTGTGCTAGATGGACATGTACCTGCCGTCATACTGCACATATACAGTACCAGTAAATATTTGGTCATGTACTATCCTAAAATATAGTCTTTCAATGTCAGAACCATCTGACTAAAAATCATAATACCTACTGTCCAAACTACTCTGTTTAGTTTTGTTATGTCTTTTTGTAGATGACATAGATGATTATTTTTAATTACATCTAGCGATTGATGAATAAGGCGTATATCACCTTTTATTCTTTCAATTTCTATGTTTAATTCGTTTACGTCTTTCATTATTCTGCACTAGGTGTATACACTACCCACCCTGTTGTGTTATCAGCTTGATAAGCATTTTCGTCCCATCTATAATTTTGACCGTCTGTTGGGTAATCTAATGGTCTTATCCATAAATATGTTTCTGTATTTAAAATCCATGTTCCACCCTTTTCTGGTTTAGGTGGAATAAAAGCGTCTTCATCTTTATCATAAGTAAATCCAATGCCTGCAAAATTACCTCTTAATGGTGTACCACCTAATTTATGTTGATTACCGTATGTATTGAAAGATGTTTGTATCCATTCACCTGCTTGTTGAGAAACTAAAGTATCAACAAAATCTTGTTCTGCTCTAATTACTTCTTTAACAATTCCGTTTTCTACTCTAGCAAAATGTGACATCTAATCCCTCTCTATAATGTTGTTGTATCATATCTAATAATTACTACTCCTGAACCACCGTTACTACCATTTACTTCTGAAGCATTGTTACTATCTGCACCTGCTCCGCCACCACCACCTGTGTTAGCTGAACCTGCTCCTGAATTTTGTACGTTTCTTTGTGCGGATTGTCCACCGCCACCATCACCTGCCGCACCTGCCGTACCGCCGCCACCTTGTTCGGAAGCACCGCCACCTGCTCGTGTAACTGATGAGCCTGTAATAGAAGAAGCTACTCCATCACCGCCGTCAAATGGAGTAGTGCCATCACCATTGTTGTCAGTACCGCCTGCTTCACCTGCACCGCCGCCACCACCATAAGCATATTGACCTCCTCCACCACCACCAGCTACTACTAAATAAT